TACGTGGTAGCATTCTGGGATCTTCTTCCACTCTGCTCCGGGAAGCTGTGTCCGGCTGCTGGGTTCTGCCTGGATCTATCCGGGAGGTACTATAAGTACAATAAGTTTGGTAAGCCTAACGAGGAGCGAGCATCCACCTGCAACGCAGCTCGTGTGCTCATGAATCAAGTCATTGATTTCTACCTTATATGGTTTCGACGGAACTCCATCGACCCTCATACCATTCAGCGCTTCGGGACCTTGATACTTCCTCTATTTGCCCAGCTCATCGTCTACAAGATCCTTTCCGCTACCGTGAAGGTGGATACGGTGTTTCAGCCTTCCCTATCCGGAGCCGACGGGAAAGATATCTACACCGAGATCCGTAAGATCACTAAAGATATCCTAGTTTGCATGCGGCAGATTGGTATCGAGGCTCCCGTCAGCAAGATAAGCACAGGGGACGCTTTCGGTCCTACCAGCCACGATGGGGACCCTGATTATTACGAATCCCTATCCTAGAAAAATGCCTTATATATAAGGATATTATTGCGAATAACGTGCCAGGACTTTAGGGGGATGCTTAAATGCTTGATTTCCATCCATTTTCCAGTTTTGGCCTGCTCGGTGCCCCGGAGCGGGAAATCATCGGCGGAAAGCGAGGGTGATTCGTGCTACTCAATGAAAATGAAGACGTGAATCCCAGCAAGGTTCTCAATAGGAAATTGGTGTCCAAGCTGGAGATCAAAAAAGCCATCCAGGCCATTAAACCTAATCTCAAAACCAAGAGAATCAGTGTGCTCAATAAGGAGGAACGTATCTACGTCGAAACTCATCCCTTGGAGGAGTACATTACCCCCAGGCGGAGAACCGGTTTTGTCGAGAGAGCCAACGAGAACTTCGAGAGGCGGGAAAGAAGACAAACCATAATCGACGAGTATCGTCAAGGTGGTGAGGGCTTCATCAGATGGGCCGAGGATAATGTCTGCATCCCCCTCTATCCCGCTGGTTCCACGATTCCGATCTGGACTCCCATGAGTAAGCTTCCCCGAGAGCCGGATGAGGGAACCGGGAGAAGCTATCATGGGATGTGGCTGGAGCAGCAAGTTATCGTAAAGAGAGCCTTGGCACTGGATCTTGGACGTTTCAAGCACCGACTGATTGTCTTCTGCTGGCCTCGTGGGGACGGAAAGTCTTTCCTGGCTTGCTTGATCGTCATCTGGAAGTTCATGTGTTGGCCTAAGCAACTCATTGTTCTTGGTGCTAACAGCAAGGATCAGGTGAAGTTCGTTCACTTTGATATCATCTCCGATATCATTCTGCACAGTCCTAAACTGCTCGCCGCTGTTGGGCGAAAGAACGTCAAGATCAAGGACATCACCCTCCGGGATTCCTCTGGTGAGATTGCTTCATCCATCAGAAGTATCTCCAGCTACTCCGGGATCGTCTCCAACATCACCTGCTACACCTTCTCTGAAATGTTCGAGCAGCGCGATCCGAAATTCTTTGAGCAGCTCGATGGGAGTATCCGGAACATACCAAATGCTTTCGGGATCATTGATAGTACCGTCAGCCCCAAGGACCATATTCTCTACAAGCTGTTCAAGTCATACATGAAAGGGTCCGATAAATCTCTCTACTTCTCCTACAGATTTAGCAAGACCGCCGATCAATCCGACTATATGAACCCCAACATGAACGACGCACAGCTCAGCTCCTATCGAGGGAAGATGCTCCCCGCGTCCTTCGACCAGTACTTCAAGAATACTTGGGAGAGCGCTGCCGGGAGAGCCTTCGATAACGTCTTGATTTCTCTCATTGGGTACATGGGAGCTGATGGAACCGTCGGAAATCATACGGTTGTTCAGGAGCTTGTGACCAAGAAGGTCAGGATTGACGACACCATCGAGCGAATGGTGGAAAAGGGGATTGACAGAGTCTCGCTGAGAGTCATGCACAGGCAGAACTACAGAGAATCCACCTCCCGTTTGAGGAGTTTGGACGAGATCTACACGCTTGGTGGGGCAAATTCTCCGTTTGGGAGCCTTGCCCCTATCGAAGCGATTGACAAACTGGCCGATGAGTACGATTCGGATTGGGCGATCCTTGCCGGAATGGACCGTGCCGATCCCATGAAATCCCGCACCTCTGCTAGAACTATTGTCACCTTCCTCCTGAAAGGGCTTCCTGGGAGCAGATCCAATCGATATTCTACCGCTGATGGAATGTCGTTCGATCATTTCTACATCTACTTTCTCATTGGACTTTTCCATATCGAGGACAGTTCATTGGAAGGAATCAAGCGAGTTCTCTCCGAGGGGCAGGATACCTACGGAGATATAGACTCCTTCTGCTCTGAGCGCTGGGGAGCTTGGGATCTGGTTCCCTGGTGTGAGGGGAAAAACATAACTCCCGAGCTTATCTTCCCTAGTTATGACAAGCAGAAAACCTTCTTCACCGAGCTTTTCACCGCCGTGAGAGATGGGCGTTTCAAAGCTCCCTCTGTTAAGGTAGCCGGAGCCGGAAAGCAGGATATCTTCAGGGAGGAACTCCAATCCTTCGATCACAATCCGGATAAACGCTTCTTCGGCTCCCCAACCAAGAGAAACATTGGTGGAGTTCAGGACGATGCTGTCTATTCCACCGGGCTGACCCTGTTTGGAGGGAGGACTCTCACCGTGGATAATCTCAGGGTTATTGGTGGGAAACCCTTCTTCGGAACCATGATTCCTGGTGAGGCCAGATTGGGGAGATAATATTTATGGTTGCTTTCCTAGTTTTCTTCGTGTTACTGGGTGATTACAAGTCCTTGAACTTGGTTGGAGAAATGCCATGACAGATTTCGCTAAGCTTCTGGAAGAAATCCCGGATGAAGTTCTGGAACGAGTGAGATTTTCCATTCCCTGGCAAGAGGATTCGCAGACTGGAACTTATGTAGATCCCGATAATACTCAGTCATACTTTTCTTCTACCTCAAGATCTGATCTTCAGCAGGAATGCTGGAGTAAGTTCAATAAGAATCCTCAAGTCAACACGTCGGTCAGAGGAATGGCTGGCAGACTGACTGGGGATGGCTTCAAGGTCTCCTGCTCGGACCTCTCCATTCAGGGTATCATTGACGAGACCGAGCTGGATTGGCGAAACCGTCTGTATAGTTACTGGCCGAAGTACGTCACTAAAGCTTTCATCGACGGGGAACTATTTCTCCTTCTCACGGTTCACAGCGACAAGTTTATAGAAGTGGATTACCTTGATCCCTCCTCGATAGACGGAGCTGGAAGTGATGGGATCTACTTCCATAGAACCAAGAAACTGCTCCCGGTCGCATACAATGTGCAGTTGGGAGATAATCTGGGAGCAAGGGTAATTCCAAGTATCTTCGTCGCGAGAGATCCCAATCTCCTGAGAAACGTAGAAGGTAACTCTCTTATCTCGGAGGAGAGTCTGGCGGAGAGTAGATCCTCCCAGTATGGAGTAAACGGCTTCTCCCGTTTCATCATTGCGTGGGATAGGGGAATCTTGGTGAGGCGTGGGATTTCATATCTCAGGACAGTGATTGAATGGCTGAATTACTACGAGAACTTGAAGAAGTACGAGATTGATCATAAGAAGGCATCTGGTTCCTTTGTCTGGGCAATCGAGATGCAGGACATGAAGACATTTCGTACTTGGCTCACTCTGTCGGATGAAGAACGAAGGAAGACCGGGATTGCGGCCAAGAAAACTCCTGGAGCTACCCTAATCCTTCCTCCTGGAATGAAACTCATTGCTGTCACTCCGAATCTCCCCAAGATATCGGATTCTGACACCGACATTCTCTCCATGGTAGTGAGTGGGCTAAACGAACCCTCGGATGTGACCATGGGGCAATCCAAGAGTCCCTATGCGAGTGTTAAAGCCTCTCGTGGTCCTCTCTCGGATCGTGTTTCCGATGAGGTAGTCTACTTTGAGCGCTGGTTGAGATACGACTTCTGGGGAGGGATCTTCTTTCTGAAGGCTAAACTTGGTGAGATTCCGGAGACCATGTCCACTAAGGTGGCTGTGGGATTTGACGATAAGGGGAAAGTCATCATCAAGGAAGTCAAGAAGCGCCCCGAGCAATTACTGGAAATCTCATTTCCGCTGTCTGACATCGCGGATATTGAGTCGAAAGTGAAGGCTTTCTTGGGAGTCAAGCACGGCGGACTGTCCGAGATGCTTGGTATTCCCAGGGCTGAGATTGCGAAGCGTCTTGGTTTCAATTGCTACAAGACTTTTAGGCTGGATGAGGCCCTGGAGCAGGAAATCTTCCCGGAACTCTCTACAGGGATAGATCAAGAATCTGTTCAGGAGTTGGAAACCAAGGATCAAGAGACGAAGGAAGAACCTGTAGCCAAGAAAGCAGACGAAACCAAGCCCGTAGCCAAGAAAACCATCGTCAAGAAGACGCTCAATAGGAAGTAGTCATGAATGAGAGCAAAGAGTCTGGAGTCTATGATGAGGAAGGTTCCGAGATCAAGGGGAGCGTGCTGACCGATTGCCGCGCAGCTGGTAGGAAGCCTCTCAACCTAGACGATAAGGATTTCGCTATTCTCGCCGTGGTTATTCTGTGCATAGTCTCTATATGGGCTCCTGAGAATATCATTCTAAACGCATTTGCTGGACTGTTCGGAGTAGCGGTGGGGAGATCAATAAGATGACGCGAAGATTGGTTCTCGCCCTCTTTGTGATTTTAGTGATTTCTACCCTGGCTTTGACGGTCGACTCCGATACGCTCAAGAGGGTTATTTCTATTGGCTCTACTCCCTATCCTGTCCAGATAGGTACTATTGCAGATGGAGCCAGGGTGGAATGGGGGGAGGTTCGGGAGGCAGGAAGTAATTGTGATGCAACTTCTTGCTTGTTTACCTGGGAGAATCCTCCCCAAAGTGGATATTGGTTGTATAGAGTTTCGGCGCATACTAAAGACTTCTCCGCACTGAATGCTCACGCCGGAGCATGGATTTGTAGGGAAAGTATGCAGCCGAAGGAGCCGTCGGCTATTAGTGCTAATTAGCTGATGGGATAGGAGAAGTTTATGCCGTGGACTGTTGCAGATGTGGACAAGCACAAGAAGGGATTGACTCCGGAGCAGAAGAAAGAGTGGATATCCATCGCAAATGGAGTTCTTAGTAAGTGTCTGAAAGATGGAGGAACCGACCAGACATGTGCCCCGAAGGCAATCAGGATTGCAAACTCTAAGTTTTCTCTGGAAGGAGGGACTATGGATAGAGCCAGGCTGAAAAGTGGGAAAGTCCCAAGGAACGCTCTGATCCTTTCCGAGAACTCCGGGCAGAATGTGTTTCTCAGGGCTCCGGATAAGGAAGGGGGAGCAGCCCAGCTATCTATGGTGGCCTACTCCGGAAAGGTGATTGAGAATCATTGGTATTGGGGCAATCTAGTCATCGATCTCGATGGAATGTCCTTTGGGAATGACTCCTTTCCTATCCTTGAGGGACACGATACGAATAAGAAGATCGGATTCTCAACTATCAAACCTCGGGTCACTGGTAAGTATAGCTTGGAAGTTGGGCCAGAGGGAGTGGAGTACGTTGACACAGAGGAGAGTTTAGAGTTCCGCAAACTGAGTGCGCAGGGCTTCCCATTTCAGGCGTCTATCTACGCAATCCCAGAAGGAGTTCAGCGGTTGGACAAGAATGAGGAGGTTGATGTAAACGGCTTTAAGTTCGCTGGGCCTGGGACTGTTTGGCGGAAAAGCAGATTTAAGGAAGCTTCGGTGACTGTCTTCGGATATGATAGTAGGACGGAATCGAAGGCCTTTTCCGAGGAGGAGTTGGATTTGGGGGATTTGTTTAGCGAAGCTGGCGACGGAAATGAACAATTTGAACAGGAGGAGAGTGGAATTATGGAGAAGGATGCCATTGTGAAATTCAAGGAGGAGCATCCCGATGCTTTCGCTGCTCTACTGGCTAAGGTCTCTGATGAGGCTAAGGCTGCGGCAGAGAAGAAGTTCGCTGCGGAGCGTGAGGGGATTGAGCAGAAAGTTACTCAAATGTCTACCGATCTGAAGGGCTCCGGTGACAAGATCCTGGCTCTCGAAAAGGCCCTGGCTATTCGGGATGAGAGGGAGCAGAGTGCTACCGCGTCCGCTATCTGGACTGCTAAACTTGCCGAGAGCAAGATTCCCCGGAATCTGTTCGCTAAGGTGAGTGTGATGATCCAAAAGGACGCTTTTGTCAAGGATGGTGTCTTCGATACTGGCAAATTCACCGAAGCCGTGGTTGCCGAAATCGCTGATTGGGAAGGGCGCGGAGCGGTTGTCTCCGTTCTGGGAGTGGGCACTTTCGCACGCCCCGCCGATGTCCAACCCAAAGAGGATGAGAAGGCCGAGGAGGATTGGCTGAGTGACATGATCTCCCGTTCCGGGATGTCTGTCGCGTAATTTAAATCTTGGAGGAATTACTTCTATCAAGGGAGGTCCTAAACAATGCCTTACGATATTCCTTCTGTAACTCATGGGTCTGAGCAAACTTACAAGAGGCTCTACTACTCGAACCCGGATCACGCCCTGAAGGTGCCTGTCACGCTTCAGGCTGGGTACGGGAAGTTGGATGCCGGGACTGTACTGGCCGAGAACATTTCCGCCGCTGGGAACAAGGGGAAGTTGGTTCCGTACAATGCTACCACTTTCTCTGCTTCCATTGCGTCGTCCGGCCGTACTTTCCTGCTGGAGTCTCCTGCTGCCGCTCAAAAGGTTGTCACCGTGACCTTGGAGGATAGCTATAAGTTCGCGGTTGGGGATGACTTTATCATCAATGACAATACCGTCGCCGCTGAGAATCTGGGAGTGATCACCGCTATTGATACTACCACTTACATCAACAAGGCTACTATTACTGGAACCACGAATATCTCTGGTGCGTTCACCGTGGCGCATGTCGCTTATGTTGCCGTGGAAGCTGGCGACTCCTCGAACAACTTCAGTGATGCGGTCGGGATTCTGGAAGCTGCCGTGGATACCGGGAATGGCTCCGACGCTCTCGATGCCCTGGGTGTGGTGATCCTGTCCAACGCTATGTTGTACGAAGGCTTGCTGACCTACAGTGATGCTGCCGCAAAGACTGATTTGAGTGCAGCGTCCAAGGGTCAATACCTTATCATGAAGTAGTTTTAATCTTTTAACTCTGTACCAAATGGAGGTAACTTGAATGCCTATTGGAGCTTCTGACATCCCGGACCTGAGGCTTGCACGACTGCAAAAGCTGGTCACTCGTTTCATGAATCCTCCTCATTTGATTCTTGCCAATTTGTTCGGTACCCCGAACAAGGCAGATTCCGACGTGATCAAATGGGAGTCCATGATTGGAAATAGGGGACTTACTCCGTTTGCCGCGCCAGGTTCTCCCGCGCAGCAGGTGGCCCCTGTTGGAGTGACCGAGCACACCGCGGTAGCTGCTTTCTGGAAGGAAAAGATGTACTTGGACGAATCCTTCCTCAACAATCTCCGCAAGGAGGGAACCACTGAACAATACGAAGCTGCCAGGACCAAACTGGCGAAGAATCTCGGCATGATGGTGGGCAGGGCTGAACGGCGGAAAGAATGGATGTACGCCAAGATGTTGTCTTCCGGGACATTCTCCTATCTTACCAAAGGTGGAGTGATGGCTACGGTGGACTACGACATTCCGTCGAATCAGGTTGTCACCTTGGTTACCGGTGACATGTGGCCCTCCGGTTCCACCAAGGATATCCTTGATGACGTTATGTCCGCTAAGATTGCCGTGTCGGATGCGTGTGGTGGGACCGTGGATTACATGCTCATGAACTCCACGGTTCTCAGGTATATCGCCGCTGATACTACCATGCGTGGATTACTGCAAAAGAGCACCTTCGGGGAAGGGGATCTCTTCGGGAAATCCGGATCTGTTATTGGAGTACGTCCGCAGGTTCTCGGTTCCCTCTTTGGGGTCGATAACATCGTGGTCGATGATGATACCTATGTTGTCTCCGCATGGCTGACCGCTGCTGTCACCGGCTCTTCAACCACTGATATTTATGTGGATGATATCAGCGACTTCGAAGCTGGCATGACTGTCCGTTTCTATGATGTTTCCGCCAAAACCTATGAGGATGAAACCATCTCCTCGGTCACTCCACAGGGTGGCTACTTTACTGTTGCCGCTGCCCCCACTGCCAGTTTCAGAGCTGGTGAGGACAAGGTCTCTGTCACGAGGAAGTACATTCCGGATGATAAGTGCATCTTCTTCGCGTCCAAGGTGGAAGGTCAGCCTATTGCCAACTTCCTGTCTTCTCCTTTCGGGAATGATCGGCACTACGGAGTAAAGACTGATCAGTGGGAAGAGAAGGATCCCGAGGGTGTCTGGATTCGCGTTCAGAACAAGGGCCTGCCGGTACTGGAGCAGCGGGACGCGGTTTACATTCTCGACGTGGCGTAATCTGAAAGGATGTGAACATGCTTAGATATCGTCTGAAGAAAACTATCAAGTCTCGCGGGGACCTCTTCTTAAAGGGGAGTACTTACAATAAGGACACTGTTCCAGCAGTAATCCTCTCCATGCTGGATTCTGGGCTCGTCGAGATTCTGAGAGAATCGTTCCTGAAGCCGGAGTCCCCGAAACTGGAGGCGGACATTCAGGAAATTAGGGCACCAATTAAAGCCTCCTGGACTTCTAAGAAAGCTGCATCCCTGAAGAAATAGTCCGGAGAATAGGGGGAGAAAGATGACCGAGGAGGAGCTGATTGTTGTTGTGTCCACGGAGATTAAGGGACTATCCCAGCGTCTCGAAATGGTCGATTATGAGGATGCGGTCGATGATGCTCTTCGTGAAGTTAACTGCTCCTTCCCGGTAACAGACGATACTAAGCTCTACTGGCTCAAAAACCGCGTAAAGCGTCACCTGTTTTTTATGATGGTGACGCAATACGCGGATAAGTTTAGAGTCGAGGATATCCATCTTCATCAGCGGTTCGATCACTTCCTGAAACTCGTAAAGACCATGGATGAGGAATGGGAGCTTGCTAAGGTAGAAGATCCCACGTTGGTGGCGGATATCGAGACTTATGCTCTGTTCGGAACTAAAGTCGATGCTGGGTATGCTTATGATGAGCTGGGTAGGGATAGAACCTACGATTCCGATCAATTGGTCATCCTGACTCCTAGTGGGAGTGAGTAATGAGCATTGGCTCTGACATCAAGGAAGTTCTGGAAGAGATTGGTATTCAGTACACAATCTTCCCTGGGGGAGATCTCGTAAACGGTATCTCCGGGGAGTACGGAATCGACAAAATCAACGTCTTGACAACTCGTCCGTTCTTCAATGAGTATGTCAAGACGTTGATGATCTCTTATGACTCCCAGTTGAATAATGGCGATCTCATAGAGATATCAGGTGAGAATCGCTACTTGATTGTCAGCCTGGATAACTTCCACGTAGAGGGTTCCACATACAAGCGTATTGGAACCTTGTACAAGGCTAATACCTCAGGAGAGTTCAGACGTAGAAGCACTACCATGATAAGTGGAGGAGTTCCTCTCCATTCTTACGCACAGCGGGAAGTGAGTGGAGGTTACGTTCTCAGTCAGGCTTGGGAGACACTTCTTCCATACGATGCTTACTCTCTACTCACAACTTTCTCGATAGAAAAATTAGATGAGGATGCTCCGGAGGGAGCGATTCTTGAGAGAGCTTACCAACTCTATACTCTCTCTGCATACGGTATACGCGAATTGGATCAATATGTGATAGGCGCGGATAAGTATGTTATAAATGCGGTGCATCCTTATAAGTACGCTGGCTTGGTAGTTTGTGCAGTCTCCGTAGACCAGAGAGAATAGTTCTGGAGAATCCATGAAAAAGAGAAAAATCCTTTTGGTTGGAGATAGCCCATTTTCGGTCACTGGCAATGGCCACATGATGGCTGCTCTCCTTGAGCAGATTAACTACGATGATTTCGAGGTTGCGTGTTTCGGAGCAAATCAATATCCAATCATACTTGATAACAACGAGAAACTTTTCGATAATTACAAATTCAAATTCATCCCTGCTGAGTACGGCAATGATCCCTATGGGGCTTCTAAGCTAGTCTCACTCATCCCAAAGTCCGGGGTGGATATTGTTCTGTTTGTCGGGGTTGATGTGTGGACCTTCTCCCCGATCTACAGGATGCTTAGGGAACTCGCTACGAGGTACGGTTTTATCACGGCTGGGCTATTCCCGTATGATCTCCAATACGACTATCAAGATTGGTTCAATCTTTTCGATATGATCGACTTTCCCTATGTCTACTCAAGATATGGGTATGAAGTTGTCTCCAAGAATGTACCTAGAGTCGGATACTTTCGCCCTCCTCTTTATAATATGGGATGCTACGCTCCATTAGCGGATGATATGGAAATCCTGAAAGTGAGGAGAGAGCTTCTCAGAATGACAATCCCACACAAGAAGCTCGTTGGATACATAGGTTGTAATCAAGTGAGAAAAGATCCTATAGGAATGCTGGACGCTTTTGCTAGGTATAATAGGAAGTTCCATGATGCCTCCCTGTTGTTCTGCTGCTCACTATCTTCTGGGACTTTCAATCTTGGGGCCTACGCTAAAAGTATTGGCTTATCCTCGTCGGATCTCATAGCTATAGATGACGCTCGGTATCAATTTTCCGACAGGGAGATGGGCAAGATAATAGCTTCCCTCGATTGTCTCGTGAATTGTACCATCAATGAGGGACTGTCATGGACTCCGTTACAGTCTCTCCTCTGTAGGATTCCGACCATAGTCTCGCAGACTACCGCACACCTTGACTACGCTGGAGTATTCAAAGTTCCAGCGAATACGGACACTTTCTTGAATGTTGGAGGTAGTTCCGGACCAGTCATGGTTCCATCCAAGAAGTGTGCTCCAGAGGATATCGCTGAAGTTATCGAGATGGTTCTGTGCGATGCTGATTGCTTTCAGACAGCAAACACTACCGAGGACGGCTTCGTCTACGCCAGGGGTTTTGTTAGGAGCCCGAGTAATATAAATACTGTTCTTAATGGGCTGCTATCCAAAGCGTCTCACTCTAACGGGGCAAAGAAAAGCGACTCTGTATTATTCCTACAGCACTCCTCGGCTGGGGATGTGCTCATGACTACGGCTTGTTTCAAGGGGATAAAGGAAGCTCATCCGGGGAAGAAGCTTACTTATATGACACAGCGTCGGTATTTCGGCATCTTAGAGGGAAATCCCTACATTGACGAGCTTCTGGAATGGAATCCTGCCAAGGCTCCAGACTACGAGGTAGTCTACAGGCCGCACTCGGACAAGATTCTCAGAGGTGGATGGAATCATTTGGATACCAGGCTCTACGAGATGTATCCCCACTTCTGCAAGGTACAGGCTTCAGATATGTTTATAAAACCCGCTGAGAATGTCAGGGTTTTGGATAAGCTCTCTGAACGATTTATTCTAGTACATACTACCGGAGGGGATGTAACTTACAGGGTTTACCCGTACATGGATGCTATCCATGACGCATTTCATGGGGACTATACCATCATCCAAATTGGTTCGGAGCATGATCTCAAATGCAAGTCGGATATAGACTTGAGAGGTAAGCTGGAGTTTAGTGAAACTGCTCTGCTGATGGAACACGCTGCGGCTGCTGTGGTAGTCGATAGTTTCCCAGCTCATTTGGCTGGGTATCTTGGAACCAAAGTGGTAGTTCTGTTCGGCCCTGCTCCCGCTAGGGTTACTCAGCCCAAAGTCAGGGATCCAAAGGATATCATTCTTTTAGAGCCGAACAGGTTGGATGCCTGCCCCTTGACTACTTCCTGCTGGGGCGCTCCTGGGATTCGCCCCTGCTCAACCCCCTGTATAGAAACTATTCCTCCGGATGTGGTTGTGTCCTCTCTTGGTAATCTCCTTGGAGACTATAATGGCTGAAACCTCGGCACATAGAATTGAAATGCAGAACCTCCTTTCCAGACATATACCAAATACCGATGGCTTGAGTGTTCTGGATATTGGTTCTGGTGGAGACCCGTACTCTGATACGTGTGACACGTTCGATCTTCCCATGCCATACAATGGTTCTGATCCGTCCAACCTCACCTACAAGGGCGATGCAAGTGAAATCACCAAAATAGTTGAGAAGAAGTACGATATAGTCTATTCTAGTCATCTTCTTGAAGACTTCAGAAATACTCCAGGCGTACTGAGAGAGTGGCGGGAACTTCTCAATCCTGGAGGGATTATCTTACTTCTCCTACCGCATCAGAGAAGATATCTCTACTCATGTAAGAAGAAGGGCGAGCAACCGAATGCCATGCACATCCATGACTTCTCTCCAAGGTTTCTCAGCGAGGTTCTGGATGGGATGGGCTGGATCAATCATATAGTTGTTCCGTTCTATCCTCCCAGCTATGATTCTTTGGAGTACAACTTTGGTGCTCTCATCACCTTCAATGGAGATGTTCAGTGAATAAAGATGTGACCATGTTCATAATGTTTTCCAAGGATATGAACAGGGATTGGTTTAGCTTTGCTGAGGAATCAGTACAGCAATTTAGTGAGAAAGTTGTGACCATTCCGTTTGTTGAAGAGGAAGGGCACCCGGAGCTGAGGAGTTCTGAGTTTCCTCGCACTAAATTCCTATCTGGAATCCTCGGTAGATACCTGGAAGCCGGGTTAGTCACTTCTCCGTGGTACGGATTCATTTATGCAGACGAATTTCTGCCCCCTGAGCTGTCCGAGGCTATTCCTACGTTCACCGCTAGTGAATACGATTTTCTAGTTCTCTACAAGAGAGTCATGGGCAGAGCACTCGTTGGTGAGAATATCTCCATATCCTACGGATTCTCTCCTCGTCTGTTTAGAAGTCATGTGAGACTGTCCCCAGAACTGCTCCCTATCGGGAATCTCTCCTCCACTTCTGTCCTGAACGGCTTCATCAAGGAGAGAGAAGTCAGAAGATGATAACTATCACAGCAAGGCTAGATCCTGGGGACTTCGCCAATTATATCAATGCTCTCTATCGCGTTGAGAGACAGGTGGAAGCTCTTGCCGTGAATAATGGAGGGAGATTCAATCGGGAATGTGCGGATAGATATAGAGCTACGGTGACCTCAGCTATTCGTACCCAGGAGTTTTCCTCACTATATCAGTCGTATGGAACGACTAAAGGCTCCAAGAAGTATATTGAGTGGAAGAAGAAAGCAGTCGGCCACAGGAGATTCTGGATTCTACGATGGGATCTTCATAATAGTATAGAGGTCTCTAGGCATAAAGCCGGGTTTCTATCTGGAGTCCGTTACGGAGTCTTGGACAGAGGGGGTAAGTCTTGGCAGGGAGTCCCAGGATCTTGGTCAGCGGGTGCTCCGGATATTGTCGCTAAGTACGGACGTCTCATGGAATACGGCTCGGATGCACTAGGCTCTACTTCCGTTAAGGGAGGGAGGCATCCAGCACGTCCGGTCTTCCAGCCTTCTTATACCAAATGGCGGGCTAAATATCTCCCGAAGATCATGAGAAGGGCTACCAGAAGCATAGCGAAGGCTTGGAGGGGGAAATGATGGAGCTACTAGATACCGTCCCGATGGATGTCCACTTCATACTGAGAGTATCCGGGACTGAGTTGGAGTATATTTACACTGCTTTGAAGAAGACCTCTCTTAGTTTTGATAATGCGGACGAGGATATGGTGAAGGCAATAAACTTTCTCACTGAATCGTTCATCCCATTTATCGCGTCTCTAATTGAGAGGGGAGACCAAGATGGCTCGTGATCCATCTGCACTCACACTCAACGTCCGGCTGTCAATAAAGAGAACGCTCAGTGATTACTTCGAGGCTGAGTTGGGTGTTCCTCTAGTCTTTGATCTGTCTGAAGCGTTCCCGTTTACACCCTCCATGGACGTGAAGGAATGGATATCGGTTCATTACGGACCGACGATCTCTGGAAATCTTAGTAGAATGTTCATCTCCTTCTACATCTGTACTAGAAATGATTATGAGGGGATACGGTTGCAGGAACTGGAGGACGCTCTCGTGGGATTACTAGCTACACCAACCAATCTTTGGAGTATTGTCTCCGGAGTATGGACCGTGATTGGGAAGATTTCTTATATAGTCCGCACATCCTCCGAGGGATTTGACGATCTCGGTAAGGATAACACTAAAGTGCGGAACATTTCAGTGGAGGTGCTATGGGGATCGATAACGGGGTAGTGGATGTTCTTTGTGAAGAGTGTGGGAAACGTCTGATGCGTAGACTTCCAGACGGGACTTTCCAGTTTGTGTTTGGTCGCACTAGTAAAACTGGGGGAGGGGATGTTGAGAGCAAACCCTCCTCACTGATCTCCATGTTTATCGTTGGAAGTATTAAGATAAAATGCTACAGGAAAACTAACGGGAGGGTCTGTGGGCATGTGAATATAGTGAATTTCTTTGACAAGAACGTCCCAGGATGTTTTTAGGAAGGTAACTCTGGCATCCCTTTAACTAAATGGAGGTAGTAAAATGGCAGGTCCGGTTACCAAAAACACGTCGTCTCTCATGCTTGGCCTGGCTCAGGTGAGGATTGGAGCTTCCGCCGCTAACATTGCTTCGACCGCGGCGGTTCTCTCGGTCTCTGATTCTATTGGAGCTTTGGCCGCAACTAAATTCACTGGTAACACTGATTTCTGGGTTCATGAGTCTGGCTTCCCTCTCACCGAGGATATGACCATCGTCCTTCGTGAAAAGGCCGCTCTCGAATGCCAATTTGAAGAGATCACTCCCTTCACCCTGGCTATGGCGCTTGGGACTGATCCGACCGCTGGGGGTTACACCGAAGTGCATTCTGGAGAGATTTCCCTTGGTGGCCGTACTTCTCCTGCTTATATCAGAATGGAAGCTCTCTATACCTTCCCGGATGACGCGTACTCCATGCTGATCGTCTTCCCACGTTCTCAGGTAACTAGCTCCCCTGAATTGGATATGCAGCGCGAAGATAATGCGAAACCTCCTGTAACCTTCGAGGCAAAACGTGCGGACTCTGAGGTCTCGGGAGGCAATGCTGTATGGGACGGTAAACCTCTAGGATTGATTAGATTCCTCACCTCCTAGTGGTAAGAGAGGAGTTTGAGCATGGCCGGATTTGATACACTGTCAGATTTAGCACCAGCTTCGGTAAAGGTAGTTATCGGCGTCCGCAAGCTGCGTGAGATCGAGATTTTCCCGCTTTCTCTAGCCGACCAGATAGCTCTCTCCAACAAGGTTGCCGAAGAGCTGGTGAATTTCAGGCAATGGATGGAGGAGGGTGAGACGGCAACCAATGTTCAGTTTGTATCTGCTGTCTCTGAGTGCGTTAGAAAGAATCTTGACGAAGTGATGGGGATGATCACCGATTCTAAGCCTGTAGGCTCCTGCTTCATTGAGGAGATTACTAATGTGCAGTTGGTGAACATCATTACGGCGATTTGGGATATGAACTTCGAGGACGCGGCAAAAAACTTCAAAGACCTCTCCAAGAAGATAAGAAACAGGATGGGGGAGACTACGCCAGAGAAAAAATCTATCTCGGAGAGGTCCTCACATTAATAATGAGGGAGTACCCTCAGTATGATTTGAGGCATTTCACACGATTCCATTTCTTGGAGGGGGGACTAACATACAAGCAAATCCTGATTCTTCACTCCGATGCGGTGAAAGCATCCATAGAAGATTACCGGATGCAAGCCGCGATGCATGGGATAAAGTTGAAGGGGGAAGATAGTAGCACAAAGCTCGAGAAGCATGAGGAACCAAACCCCTTCATGTTCAGAGCCAAGGGTGATTACGAAGGGATGTCCTTGGAGGAGAGAAAGGAAACAACTAGGAAAATGCTCTCCTTCTACAAAGAGTGGGCTGGAGAGAGAAGCTCTGTTGGGGATCTTGGTGCTGTTTCGGAGGTAGAAAGGAATGCCGACTGATACTTTACATCTAGGAACTATCTTCGATGGAAAAATAGATCCCTCTCTCACTGATGCCATCAGGGAGATAAAGGAATTAGTAGTTAGCATCAACTCCGCTCTTGCTTCAATCAAGGGCTCCTCGGTAGCTAATCTCAAGTCTGTTGCACAAGCACTGAAAACGGTATCCAAGGCTTCCTCCGAGTCTGGTACGGAGCTGTCTGATTTTGCTAAAGTGATGGGACGAGCCTCGGATGAGTACGCAAAATTTCGTGGTGAACTGAATGCTTCCGTTGGAGCGCATGGCAGGGAGGGGACTGCTCTACGAAGTAATGTAAAAGATTTCTACCGAGCTGAGCAGGCTATTATGGCTACAGCTCGGACCATGACCAGAGCTGGGGCGGCTGGAAAGACGTGGGCTGAGTCGGTAAGCAGGGTTCGTCTTCTCCATGCTGAAGCTGCCGGGGAGATTAAACTCGCTGCTGATGGGATTACCTTCTTCTCGCGAGATGCTGCTAGGGCTGCTGATGTGAGTGGGAAGCTCGCGTCTTCTCTTGGTCTGGTTAAAGCGAATGCTACCGACTTCGACAAGGTAATGAGCAAGAACTCTGGGAGGAGTAATGAGTTCAAGCGTTCATTGCAAACCTTGGCTGATTCTACCAGCAAATCTGGGAGGGAGTTCCAGATCTACGCGAGGAAGCTGGAGACTCTCGACGATACACTTCTTCGCATGAAGAATCAGATGAATGCCGCCGGGAAGGCCGGTGAGACATTCTATCGTTCAGCTAACCGACTCGGATTGGTAGCACAGGAAGCAGTTGGCCGAATCAGGATTCTTCCTGATACCATCAAGGCGGTAACTACCGCTGCTCAAGCCACCGTTGCACCTCTTACCGCTACCGAGAAGGAACTCAAACTCGCTTCTGGAGAATCCAGATCTTACCAAGCAGAGCTTGCCAAGCTTCTAAAAACCTATGGAACATCCTCTATAGTTTTTCGAGAGGGAAAGCGGCAGCTCCAAGAGATGGAGCGTGCGGTTCAGCGTACTCGTATCGCAATGAATCGTGCTGGAGCTGACGGAGACTCCTGGGCCAGGTCTGTTGATAGAGGAGCTATAGCTAGCCAAAAACTAACTGGTAACGTGAAATTTACCAAAGACGGCATTGTCACCATGACCTCTGCCGCCAGGGCTGCACTCGGGATCACCGACAACCTAGCTTCAAATATGGGATTGATGGGTGATGCGGTAGCTAGGGTTGCTCCAGGACTGCATTCGGTAGGGAGCAGCCTGACTACATATCAGAAGGCGATGGGGAATGCCTCTACGTATGCAGCCAACTTCCAGAAAGCTCTCATAGGAAGTACGGATGCAATCGGTAAATCCGAGGCTGCTGTTCGCCTGTCTGAGTCTCAGATGCGTAAGCTCGCTGACTCTGCATACAAGACAGGGCTCCGTCTATCAGAGACAGGAGTAAACGGAGAACTGTTCGCGCAATCTATCAACGCTTCAGGACTACAAGCTCAGTTATTGAATGGGCAATTGAAGCTCACCTCCTCTGGTTTACAATGGGTTTCCAAGAGTGCCGCCGAGGCTGCTGGAGTAGCTGGAGACTTCGCAGAGAAGTACGGGATGGTGGCACGGAAGACCGTCGGTATCAGTGGCTCTCTTCTTGAGTTTAAGAAGGCTATGCAAGGAACCGCTGGTTTCTCCAGGGAGGCCAGGGTCGAGCTTGCTCAGCTTGGGAAACAGTTTGGTGTCAACTCCATTGTCTACAGAGAAGCTGCCTTACAACATTCAGCGTTAGCCTCTGCTGTCGATAAAACTGCTGTAACTTTTCAGAGGGCAGGGAGAAACGGGGATATCTTCAAGAACTCCTTGAATACCGTAGCCTTACGCTCTCAAATGCTAGAGGGATCCCTGAAGATAGTCGGAGGTAGCTTGCAGTGGGTCTCCGAGGGAGCTGCTGAAGCTGCCGGGGTTGTTGGAAGTGTCGCTAAGAATATGCGACTGATTGAATCTCCCGCCGTGGCTGTCTCATCCTCCCTCAGAGCATTGCATGGTGAAACGCTGAAGTATGCCGACGGAGCAGTCAAATTCAGGACCGAACTTTTCAAGCTTGGGCAGCAGCTAGGAGTAAACTCCCAAGCATATCAAACGTCGAAGCAGCAACTCATATCTGCGGAGAGAGCTATCTGGAAGACCGCGGAGACCATGCGCCAGGCTGGGAAGGATGGAGACGCCTGGGCGCGAGCCGTGGATCGTTCGGCGGTCGTCAGCCAAAAGTTGGCTGGGAATATCACATACACCGCATCTGGTATACAGATGTACACCACCGAGGCTGGGAAGGCTCTCGGAGTTTCTACTTCCCTGGCTGAAGAAATTGGGATGATGTCCAAGGCCGCTGCTGCCTCTGCTGGAGCGTCCGCCCCTCTGGTTAAAGAGTTGGAGGGGATGGGGAAATACTCTGACTGGGCTAAGGGTAAAGTCAAGGAGTTCGGGGAATCTCTCGGGCTGAATAATAGTAAGTTCGAGTATATGAAGCGTATGGTCAAGGAAACCGATGACGCTATAGTGCGACATGCTGAGTCGCTCAAGGGTGCTGGTAAAGATGGGGATGCGTGGGCTGCTTCCGTGGACAGGAATGCTCTTCTACAGGGGCGGCTGGCTGGGCAGTTGAAGTTTACCAAGGCTGGAATAGTGCAAATGGGAGAGGCTACTAGACACGCAGCGTCTCTCAATGAGCGCTTCGCGGTGGGAGTCTCCAAGCTAGCTAGTTCCTTTGGGATTATCGCTTCCTATGCGGCGGCCGGGGCCTTCTTCTACGCATTCACCAGTGCTGTGAGTGGGGCAATATCCGCAATATTCGAGTTTGATCAGTCTATCAAGAATTTGCAAGCCATTACCAAGGCTACCGATGGTGAAGTCTCCGCGATGGGGGACGCTATCTCGGAAGTCGCTGCTACCACTAGGTACTCGGTCCAGGAAGTATCAGACGGTATGATTCTTCTTGGACAGGCGGGCTTTACGGCTGGGGAGGCTCTGGATTCAATCAATGCCATAGCCATGCTCTCCACGGGAACCATGACCGATCTCAAGACTTCCTCGGATCTGCTCACTACTACCATCCGCGCCTTTGGCCTGGAAGCTCGTGAAGCTGGCAGAGTGGCTGATGTATTTGCGGTAGCGGTGAACAGATCCAAGTTGACCGTCGAGAAGTTGCGAATCGCTTTCAACTATGTCGGGCCTATCGCAAGGCTCGCTGGTATGGAATTGGAAGAAGTGGTAGCTGTAATGATGGAACTGGCAAATGCTGGTGTCCGTGCATCTACCATCGGTACAGGTCTCAGGCAAGTGCTGGGAAGATTGGTTTCTCCTACAAAGAAGATTCGTGAAGCATTCATTTCTGCCGGGCTTAGTATGGATAGCGTCAATCCGAAGCTTCATTCCATGCGGGAGATTATCCAAAGACTGTCTGGAGTCATTACGGATGCTGGGACTGCCTTCGAGTTGTTCGGGTTGCGTGGAGCCCCTGCCATAGCGGTACTGATTGAGCAGGGAATCACTGGCTTCGATAGAATGTACAAGGCCATAGCCGAGGGGACCGGTGCCGCCACCGCCATGGCTGAGAAACAGATGGAAGGCCTTAGTAATATATCTAAGAACCTACTTGATAAGTTGAGCTTGTTGGGGATTGCTTTGGGGGAGGGAGGCCTCTCCTCAGCTTTCAGGGTGTTTTATAGTGTAATTGGGGATGTGGTCCAGGCACTGACTTGGCTAGCTTCCACTCCTATCGGTAAGATCACCGTAGCTATTACTGGGATGCTAGTCGTGGTGACCGTCCTCACCGCAGGTATCGCTGGATTGACTATAGCACTATCTGCATTTTCCACAGGGGCTACTATCAGTGCTACCTCTGCCATGGTGAAGGAGTTTGGTCTACTTAGTGTAGCACTTGCTGGGGCTAAAGCTGCATTAGCCACCATGCTAACCTTCTTGAGTAGGAATCCGTACATTGCTCTCCTAACGGCTATAATGGCTACGGTAGCTGGGATTGGTGCCTTGAGCAGCGCCTTTTCCGAGGCTAATCAAAGGTTCGAGAAGAATGCCGCTGTGTTCGGAGCCAGCGCGGACTCTCTCGAAAGGTATAATGAGAAACTCTCTGCGCTTACCGTCGGTTCTACGGAATACGACAATATGGTGTCCAGGATTGTTCATAGTTTTCCCCAGCTTAGGGAGAATTTCTCAGATACTACCAAAACTGTTGAGGAACAAGCGACTGCTGTTGGGGATCTGACCGAGAAGATGCAAGAGCTTCAGAAAGAGAATCTGATAAAAGCTCTGGATAATCAGAAAGGTCAGATGAAACAGCTCAAGGATGAAGCGCGGGCACTCTCCCTGTCATTGAAGCAATCCGGGTTGTCAGCTAGTGAATTTGTGGAGTATTTTAATCTAGTTTTGGTGAAGGGAACTCCCTCTGGATTCTTCAAACAGTTGGGAATTGGAGCTGCGCAGTTTGCAGCTTCCCTCGGTCTGGTTGAGAATCCCGCCAAAAATGTCAATAAGTCTATAGTCTTACTTGAAGACAAAATGAAAGATCTCAAGGTAGTATCTGCCGTCACTGCTGCGAAACTCAGAGAACTTGGAGAGGATGTTGATCTTTCTGAATTGGGGTTGTCGGTAGAGGAGGTAGATGGATCACTACAGGATATGAAATCCTCCGCCGAGGCATTAGAAGCAGCTTGGGATATCATGTCTGATAACGCCAAGCTGGAAGAGCAGAGAAAGATGGTGAGGGCTCTGGGATTAGAATGGGAGGATCTCTACGACTCCCTGGATGATCTTGGTAAAGCAGACTTGGCTGTTACCGCGCAGGGAATGGATAAGAAGATTGACAGCATTCAGAAAGCTGGGGAAGCTGCCTTTCTGACTCAGACTCAGATTGATGAACAGATAAATGAGGAAAAAGCTAAGGCACTAGACCAGTTCCTTAAAAATGTTAAGAGTGCCTCCGCTCAAGAGATTAAAGAGGCTGAGAAGACCGCTAAGGAAAAGCTCAAGATTTACAAGAGCTTCCTCACCGAATACGAACGTCTGGTCAGCAAAAGTATTGATGTAGCCGGGAAACCGTTCGAGGGTGATCTTAGCAAGGTGCAGAAACAATACGACACCGAGCTTACACTGATAAAGAGAAATGCCGATCAGAAGATTCGCATCCTGGAGATGTCCGGGGCGTCCGTGGACAGAGTCGCTCGTGAACGTTTCCGTTTGGATGAGGAGAGCTATCGAGAGAGCATCCGTTTGGCCGAAGCTGCTGCCAGTGAGAAAGAAAGGATTGCCAAGGAGGAGGCTCTAACTAGAGAAGGGATAGCTAATACTTACTACGACACTCTGGTTGCTGAGTACAATCGTGCTCCTGAGCTGCATGAGGATCTGGCGAGCAAGATCGTGGATGTGGAGAAGAAACGCGCCGACAAAATAGTAGAAATTGAGAGGAAGAGCATTGAACAGCGTAAAGAGGCATATAGCACCCTACTCAGCTTCTATCAGAATTTGTCTAGTAGTATCATTGCTGAACAAGAAAAACTGGCTCAGAAAATAGCCGAGACTTCCCAACGCATTGTGAATATCGAGACCGAGCGTCAGAGTACCTTGCGGGATCTCTCCAGGCAGGATATGTCTGCTGTCCAGAAGGTTGCCGATTCCAGCAAGGCTTATGCGGAGGCTCTCGCGAAGTCCAATTCCGCTCTTAGCCAGGGTAATTACAAAGAGGCCGAAGACTGGGCAAAGGAAGCCTCCGCCATAGCTAAGCAATATTACTCTGATGTCATTACTGCTATGAAGGAGTACACTAAAACTCAGGAGAAAATGAGGGAAACCGAAGCTAAGCTCCGCAGTGAGAAAGCCGAGAAGAAGCCTGAAGCTGCGGATGTGAAGAAGTACGAAGACGAGCTACAAGCACTACAGAAAGTGGCCGATCAGTATAAGACCATGACGGATACCAAGGAAGGGGCGATAGCTAAGTACAATGAGGCGATGGAACTTAGAAAGACTACCGCCAAAGCTTCCCTGGATGCGTACAAGAATGAGTTTGACACGCTGGAAACTACTCTTGGAAGAATCAAGACTAAAGTCGAGGAATACAAACAATTAGTACAGGATATCAGTACTCAGGCCATAAAGCTCGACACCGAGAGTGTCCAGAAACAGCTTGACGCTCTAAAAGCCTCGATCTCCGATATGGACTTGTCTGTAATAGTTGAGTTCAAGGGCAAGGGCTCTTCGGAGACCTATATCTCCGAGAAGATAGCTGAAGTCCAGGGGCTCATTGACAGTCTCCGTACCTATGTCGCGCAAGGCATTGATGTCACAATGTCCTTCGGGACTTCCGAGCAATCGATCACTGATGCGGTTACTAGGATAAAGTCCGAACTGGATAGTCTGAGAGACGACTACAATGAACTGAAAGCCCATATTGAGATGACCGCCGATATCAGTCCGGCTATGAAGGAGCTGGAGAAACTCAAGAAGATTATTGATGTTCTGATAGCGGGACCTTTACAAGTCTTGATTCAACTCGCTATCGAGGGAATGGAAGGACTTCTACAGCTCAAGAAAATCTATGACGAATTAATTAATAAGACCGTGAATATAATAGTCAATACCATCTATACTTCCTCCGGAGCTGCTCCATCCGGAGCTGCTCCCTCTGAATCCGATAGATATGGGGGAGAGGTGGGGCGTTACCGAACAGGTGGGAAGGTGCAAGGATTCGCAAGTGGCGGGGGTACCTCATTGTACGATGGGGCGGTACCTGGGTACGGAGGGGGAGATAAACGAAACATACTTGTGGAGGACGGCGAGTATGTGATCAAGAAGGAGTCAGTGAAGGGACTAGGGGTTCGCTTCTTCGACTTCTGGAATAAATTCGGAGGAAATCTCTCCAGATTTTCCACTTTAGCTGCCATGGCCCTCATCAGAATGCTTCGTGCTAGAGCAAGAACTTCCATTGGGATGGTAGCCAGCTACGGAAAGAGCGCATTTGCCACGGGAGGTTTGGTTTCAGGAAGTAACGTGCGGGAATCTCTGCTCCCATCAATCATCGAGGCACTCTCAGGGAGTAAGTCCGTATCGAACATTATGAGGAGTGAGGAAAGCTCCACTGTATCCAAATCTCACATGATCGTGCATTTCCGCCTCGATGACAAAGAGTATCCGGTAGTTGTGCAAGACAAGGATAGTCAGAATATGATAAAAGAGTTTTCAGACAGACTCGAAAAGATGAGGTTGGTCCGTGCTATCTAAATTTGCATTCTATAGTACAGAGATCACAGCAACAGCAGATCCGAGAAGCGCCTCACCTCAGCCTGCTATCCTGGTGTTCTTCGAAACAGATCCGATGGTGCCGGGGAAAGCCAATTACGAGACTGAGAAACAGAGCAGCAAACGAGGGTCTGTGTTTCAGACCTTGGGGGCAATACAAGTACAGAGCTTTGGAGTAGTGGCTGGAGATAGACGAATAGGTATCTCCGATGTAGACGCTCTTACTCAATCTGTCGTCACTTCCCTGGATGCTCTGTATGCCTCCGATAGTCAATACTACTTCACCGATGGAGTCAAGGTATGGAAAGTCATGTTTGACTTCCAGAACGGATTCAGGAAGTGGATGAACGTACTAGCTGCGACCTTCTTCTGGCCTGTGTACTCCTATGAGATTAACCTCATTGTGATAGAAGGACCGTATTGATGGCTTACTCTTGGAAAGTCACCCTGAACTCGGTAGATATCTCTGCTAAGGTCGTGTCCTTTTCCATCACGTCCAACATAGAGAATTTCTGCCGTGAGTTATCTCTCAATACCGTGGACACTGATGTCTACTCAGCCTTCTCATTTACTCAATTCCCTTCTGATACGGCTCTGGAGGTTTTCACCAATATCGGCTCTGGATTTGTGAGTCAGGGACAATTCTACATTGAGCGGCCGACTCTTGAGATAACTCCGAATGCCACGCAACTTCAAGGAGTATGGGGAAGATCGAAGCAGGCTAAGCTCGGAGCCCCATTCGCATTGAAGGTGGATAAGATTTGGGCTTCCAATACCTCTTTCTTCTCTATCTGCCAGGAGATGCATGATCTAGTCGGGCTCACATGGAGTAGCTCGTACTCCTCGATTGGTGATTTCACCATAGCTGCTTACTCGTTCCAAGCTGATGGTATCTATCCTATTGATGTCATTTCTAGGCTTGCTGGGTACGCCGGAGCTATTGTTACCTCATCGAAGGACTCGCACATAAGAATAGTCAGGAGAGACTTCGCCCCGACTTCCGTTGACAGAGCAATTCAGGGGATTGAGGCTCAGCGTATTCTCGATCGTCCAATCTGGCCAGACTTTGGAAACAGAATCAAGGTCTCCTCTACTGGAGGTACGTCTGGCTACTCCATAGATATTCTCGAAGACAAACTCTGCTTTCTTGGGGATGGAGCCGGAAGCCTAGTAGTTTATGCACAAGTATCCGACTCGGATGGGAGAGCTCTCGATAATACTGTCGTTTCCTGGAGCATCGATAGGACTGATCTAGCTACTCTAGCATACTCCGAGACCTCCACATCCACGCGAACGGTGGATGAGGAGGAACAGAAAGCTGCTGATTACCTCACCGTCACCGTAGAACATCCTCCGATATCAGTACAGAGTGTCTACGCAAAGAGCGATGTCGATAGAGAAACTAATCTTCTGAATGGGGGGTATACGCTCGACGGGGCGACGATCACCTTTACCAATCCACTCCCTTACTGTGATACAACACTTCTCATAACGTACACTTGTGACGGAATTGCCTCCAATACCGTGTATGGCGGATCTACCAGTGGAACAGCTACGCTCACAGCCAAGGCAGGTGGGACCAAGGACGATATAAAGATCTACGTTGGTAATCCTTGTGAGTGCTCGGATGAGATAGGTGATGATGATGGCGACTCTGAATTCGGAATAGATCTGGAAGCTATCCCTAATCCCATTTGCTGTATGGATTCTACTTCTGGAACGTGTGCTTGTTCAATGCCGGAAGGATGTATCTCCAGGATATTAGTGACCGCCTATGAGTTTGGAGTAATGGATGACGGCCGCATTGTTGATTTTGTTGATATTTCAAATCCTATCATTGGGGAGCTTCTCTACACACAAGTCAGATTGGGCACCATCAAGGTGGAGGATGTCCCGGCAACTGTAGTGGAGGAGCTTCCTAGTACGTGGAGGTGCGAGACTAAGTACTTTTTCACCAGTCCCCCTTCAGCTAAATACTACTTTCCAGATGGATCTTATGTCCCGTTTATTGGTACCAGTGTCGATGGCAGGGATGTCTATGTAAATAAGACGATGGCAGCTCCTGTAGAGTTGGGATCATATATCTATCTTTCTGGCTACATAAACGGGGCTGCAATAAACTACTTTGAGGGATATGGTAAAGGCTCCGCTACTATTCAGGCTTCCGTGCAGGGAAGTAGAGAAGAACCTTACACTACTACTATTGATATTGAAGTGAAATGCGGAACCAGTCCCAATCCAACACCCAATCCAGATCCGCATCCATGGATTCCTCCTAGTCCTAAGCCTAAGCCTGACCCTGACCCTGACCCTAATCCTGGCTGGTGCAAGGATAAATCCGGCACTCCTATTCCATGTGAAATGCCGAAATGGTGTTGTAATAAAAATGGAGAGCCTGGATGTTGGCTGGAAGAGGAGTGTGATGAACCTCCCCCAAGTGGTTGTGTTACCACGGATATGAGTGACAATCCAGATGCTTATGACTCCTCACAGAGATTCGGGGCTTACGGAGAGACGTGCACCTGCGAGATTCTCTGCGAGGGGGAAATTGAGAAATATGGAACGACTCAGACCTATGATGGATCTAGTTACAGAACCTTGAGTCAGATAGCTACGGAGGATTACGGACTCACCGAGGGGACTCCAGAGCACACCGAGAAGATGGGAGAACTTCACGACGACGCGCTGTCCT